AGGTGCAGTTCCCCGACAACATCAGCCGCGGTGCACGCGGCGGACCGCAGCGGCGCACGCAGATTGTTGAGCTGGCATCGGGCCGTGAGGAGCGCAACGCCAGCTGGTCCGCCTCGCGCCGCCGCTACGATGTCAGCTACGGCATTCGCCGCGTGGATGATCTGCACGCGGTGGTCTCCTTCTTCGAGGCGCGGCTGGGGCGGCTCTACGGGTTTCGGTTCAAGGATTGGGCGGATTACAAATCCTGCGCGCCCTCAAAGGGTGTGTCCGAGATGGATCAGCTGATCGGCACCGGGGATGGCGAGACCACAGAGTTCGCGCTGAGCAAAGCCTATGGCACTGCGCCCCACATCTATCAGCGCCGCATCGAGAAGCCGGTCGCCGGAACAATCCGCATCGCGCTTGGCGGAGCAGAGCAGTTCAATGGCTGGTCCATCGATAATGACACCGGGATCGTCACGTTTGATGCGGCTCCGGAATCCGACGTCTCCATCACAGCTGGCTACCAGTTCGACGTGCCCGTCCGCTTCGACAGCGATCTGATGGACGTCACCCTCGACATCGAGCGTCTCGGCTCGATCACCTCAATCCCGCTTGTGGAACTCCGCCTCAGCTAAGGACCTCGCCCATGCAAACCTATACCGCCCTTGAACATCGCCCTGGCGATACGCCTCAGCTGTACGACATCGACGGCGGGCTTGTTGCGCAGAACGCAGACGGGAAAGTCGTCCGCCTCAATTCCAGCCAGCAGGTCACAGCCGTCACGCCAGTGCCAATCGAAAGCGCGGAGCGGTATAATTTCCGCGCAGTTTACCGGCGCGCGACCAACAGTCCCGATCCGTCTGACGACGCAATTTCCTGCGGCATTGACTGGCTGGCCGCAGACAAGACCGCGCTGTCCACGACCACGATTGACACAGTCCTCAACCTCAAGGTTTCTGACGGTCGGCGCGAACTCCGGCGCGTGGTCACCGCTGCAGAAATCACACCTACCGAGCTGCAAGCGCCAGATGGCGCCCGCTACGCTGTGCCTTGGGTCCGCACTTTTGGCCTCAATCATGCCACGGACGTCGAGGTCTGCTCTCTAGAGCGTCTGAACTTTGTCTCGATCCCTGTCCAGCGGACCTTCTACGTGACGATGGACGGATCAGATACCAACTCCGGCAAGTCGCTGTCCGCTCCGCTCGCCTCGGTCGCCCAAGCGCTGGCCCGGATGGCGGATGAAGCACCCAACCCCTGCGCGGCGATCGTGCATCCAGGCGAGTATCTAGTAAAGCCAGACAGTGTGATCCCAGCGAATTGCGCCATCTATGGCTACGACCTGCGCGTCACGAAGCTGATCCTGTCGAACTCAGCGCAAACAGCGCCCGCAAGCGGCACGGCGCGGCGCAACAATATGTTCCTTATGAGAAACGGGATCAAAGCCCGCGGATTTACCTTCACGGGCCTTGAGCACGAGCCTTTCACGCTCGATGGCGGGCCGCCTCAAAAAGGCTACGCCTTTGCGTTCAATCCTGGCGAAGTCATCACCCGGTCGCCCTACATCTCAGACTGCTCGATGTTGCATGACTTCTCGCAGGATCAGATGGCGCTGCCGATCGACAAGGCGAACGCGAACCCCCTGATGCCGCTCGGCGCAGGAAATATCCTTGCTGATGGTTCAGTTCTTGCGCCGTCCTCACCTCTGCGCTCGGTCGTCGTTGACAGCTTCACCTCCATCAATCCCAACGGCGTCGGCTATGCCATAACGCGCAATGCCTTTGTCCAGCTGGTCTCGGTGTTCACCAACTGGTCGCGGGTTGGCCTCTGGGCGCACAATGGCGGGCAAGTGACCGTCGCAAACTCAAACAACACGTTTGGCGACTTTGCACTGGCATCCACAGGTTTCCGCCAAACCATCCAGATCGAGGGCGTGGCCGATCCCAGCGTGATCGAAGCATTTACGTCCTCAGCAAACCTGATCAGCACGCAAACCGAGGCAATCGTGACAGCTCTCATGGAGGTGCGCTATCCCACCATGACTGGGTGGGGCGGATTAACCGCGGATCAAAGAACACTCACCGAGCGCGACACGCGCACATTGCTGCGCTCCATCGTAAACGATCTGCGCTCTGGCCAGGACAAGGGCGCGCAGTTCTTTGCCAAAGGGCTGTTCAATTGGAACGCGGAATATCTCTTTGCGACCTCGCTCCTGCAGCTGTTCCTCGACAGCTGGGAGCAGGTCCGCCTGGAGCTTCTTGGACGGCTCACCGATCCGGCCGCCGAGGCAATGGTTGACGGGCTGATCACTTTGATCAGCGATGTGGTCGCGAACCCTGCCAGTTTCCGGGTGGCATTCCCCTCGGTGATCGAAGCCACCGGCCAGCAATTCAGCAACGCAGGCAGCGGCGTCAACTACAACTCGCTGCCGTTCAGCCAGCGCGGCACCGGCGAAAACCCACCCCCTGCCGAGGCCATCTTCAAGGCCAATGGCGGCAAGGTCTTTGCGACCTTCTCTACCGAGGTTGGCGACACGTATCTCGGAGAGGACCTGCGCGTGGACTTTGAACGCAACACCATCGAGGGTCAGGCATTCAGTCGCGGCGTGCAGAACATCGCTCTCCCCCTCATCATCGGCATTGGAGGCTGAACCATGGGAACCATCATCACACCCCGTCCACCGCTAAACCTGTTCGAGGTGGTGCGCACTGAGATTGGGAGCGACTGGCAAACGATCTACGACGTGCCCAGCTATACGATCCCGGCCAATGGCCCGAACCCTTTGCGGGTGGTGGGTACGGCGGCGATCATGACGGGCCTCGCGGTCTGCCCCCTGACGCCAGCTGGCGCGACCATTTCAGCGCGGGTGCTGGCGGCAAACGGAGCGGACAACTTCCTGCTGATCGACGGTGCGTTTTCTCCTTCTGGTGACTTTCTGTCGATCTCGCTTGACCGCCAGGTGCTGAGAAACGGCGAGCAGCTTCAGGTCAAATGCGCTGCTGCGCAGACCGCCATGACGCATTTTAGCTTCATCCTCAATCAGCGCGAAGAATTCACGGAGATCCCAACATGAGCGTGAAATATGGTTCCGGCAAGGGCAAGTTCGTCGGGCAGTCGCTCGTCTACCCATTCCCGATCCCGCTGGATGCGACACAGCACAACGGCGCGGTAATCGTTGCTGAGGACGGGCAGCTTTACTATTCCAACGGATCTGATTGGGTAATCCCGTCCGAGGTCGTGGAAATCTCGCGGCCTTCAGCGCGCGTCCCGACCAACTCGATGGAGCAGACGCAATTGCGATTATCTGCATTTAGAAGTCCCGCTGGCCTTTCGCAGGTCGGCATTCTATTCGAGATCAGCATGAACGGCGTGGACTTTGTCGATGCGGAGACCCGACTGGTCAACGATGAGTTTGCTTCGCTCTACCAGCTTCTGTATCCCGAGGACGGTTTCGAGTCAGGCGACGAGATTTTCTGGCGCGGCAAGTATATTGGAACAGAGGGTGGTCAGTCCGATTTCTCGATCCCATTTCGGCAGACCTTCCCCAAGCTGATCGATGACCCCATGCCAGTCACTCGCCAGGGCGCAGTCACTGGCACCGTTGAGCTTTCCCCGTTCTTCAGCGCGCTCGGCCTAGACTACGTCGAGACGCAAATTCAGTTTTGGGAAGACACTGCAAACCCCGCCGTGGACCCCCCGGTGGCAACGGTGACTTCGGTCAGCGGTGCTCTGATCAACTTGCCCACACAGCTGGTCGAAGGCCAAGCCTATCAGTGGAGCGGACGCTACGGCGGTCGGCAGGGCGGCGCTGGTCCGATCCTCTACACCGCCTTCACAGCACCACGCTTCATCCTCAAGGGTGTCGCCTCGATGATCTTGATCTACGATCCGGCTTTGGCTCTTAATCGCACGATCAACCTGCCGATGGGCGTCTACGGCGGGATCGTGAACGTAAATGTGGACTGGGGTGACGGCACTTCGAACGCCTACACCACTGGCGGCATTCGCTCAAAGACCTACGCAGCGGGCGTGACGGGTCTCGTCACTGTGATCATCAGCGGGCAGTTGGAGCAGTTCGGTGGCAACACAAACATCCAAGGGCTGATCCGAGTGGATAACATAGGTGTCGGCCTGGGCTTGAACTCTCTGCGCGAGATGTTCCGCAACGTGACGTCCAATACCATCTTCTGCACGCCCAACATCCCGCCTACGGTCAAGAGCATTCAGGGGATGTTCTTTAACGCGGGTACCGTCACTTTCGACGTGACCGGGTTTACTGTAGGCGAAGTGAAGGATTTTACCGAGTGTTTCCTGAATGCAGGGAGCTTTAACCAGAACATTAGCGGCTGGGATGTATCCAACGCCAATAGTATGCGTGGTATGTTCCGAACCACGATTACGGGGCTTGATTATGTGTTCAACCAACCAATCGGTAGCTGGGACGTTTCTTCGGTCACGGACATGTCTTTCATGTTTAGCCGGAACGCGACTAATTCTGATTACTTTTTTAATCAGAACATCGGCGGGTGGGACGTGTCCTCGGTCACTAACATGTTTCAAATGTTCGGCGCGTCCCTGGTAGGCACTGACAGACCTCATTTGTTCAACAACGGGGGTACCGACTCAATCAAGAATTGGGACGTGTCTTCGGTCACTAACATGTCGCGCATGTTCTTTGGCTCTGGCGGACAATTCCAACAGCCCATAGCAGATTGGGACGTCTCTAGCGTCACAAATTTTCGTGGAATGTTCGATCGATCATTATTTAATCAGCCGCTCACGGGTTGGAACATTTCGGCAGCAATTGACGTAAGAGAGATGTTTGCAAATAGCCCATTTAACAACGACGTGAGCAACTGGGTGCTTCCCGCAAATATTCAGGCGCTTTTTCAAAGCGCAAAATCATTCAACCATCTATCAATTCTGTCTTGGGACACTTCGGGTGTCACAAACATGTCCCGACTGTTTATGGATGCAGATGCTTTCAACCAACCAATAGGCAGCTGGAACACGTTTAATGTAACCACAATGGAAGAGATGTTCTTTCCCGCGACGATCAACACTCGAATGAAATTCAACCGGCCCGTTGAGAATTGGGATGTTTCTAAAGTTATCAGCATGAAGCGGATGTTCGGTGGTTCCGGATCTTCGGATTTCAATCAACCAATCGCTGCGTGGGACGTTTCCAAGGTCGAAGACTTTTCAGAGATGTTTTTCTGCTCAAATCCAACAAGGCCTAACAATTTCGACCAAGATATATCCGACTGGAAATTAAATACTCAATCCGCACTGATCAATGCAATGTTTGGTGGGCCGGGCTCTAATTTCTCTGCAGAGAATTACTCCAAACTTCTCGTCGGATGGTCCAACTCGATCATTGAGCTCAATGGTCCCTTCGGAGTTCTAGCTGGTTTTGGTGACCGCACCTATAACGACACGGATTACTTCGTGGGCGAACTCTACGAGAACGCTGTCGCGGCGCGTGCCTATCTGAGCAACTCTAACCGCCTGACGGTCTCTGACGCTGGCAATGCGAACGCAGATGGCAACTATCTGTTCGACGGCACGGTACAGCTCTATGCCAACGGAAACGACTGGTATTTCATCAAGACCAGCGGTGTCTGGGAATTGCGCGACAACCTCGATGCCGTGCAAGCGACCCAGCAGGATGTGGGCAATCTCGCGGCACCTCAACTCGTTGATTCATGGAACGGCGATCTGGCAACCGCAACGGTCCTGCGCACGGGTGCGGCGTGGACCATCACAGACGGAGGGCTTGCAGCATGACAGAAATGAGAGCAGCGCACGAACTGATAAACGAGACCGACGCGCCGATCTATTGGGTCGCGCACGGTCCTGATCTGGCCTTTGGCACGCTCCAACCCGGCGGGCACCTAGCTACAGGCCAGGAGACCTTTGAGCAGTTTACCAGCCTGCGATTATGGCGTGGGCGGGTCATCGAACTCGGAGGCTCGTTCAAATGATGGGAGGTCTATACGTGCTGACCCGCGATCTACACCACGCCTGCGAGCAACATCCGCTGGGACAGGCAATGGTGAACGGCGCAGTCACCCCGCAACACTGGGCCGACTGGCTCTGGGCCATGCGCTGCTTGCACTCTGTCGTGGACGCAGAACTGCCAGCGCATATGGAGCGCGACGCTCTGTTTGGTGCCGACCTGTTGGTGCTGCCGAAAGCGCACGCCAGCCGTGCAGCGCTGCGCTATGCGCAAGACCTGATCGGACAGGATTGCACCGGTGCAGCTTACGTCCTGCACGGCGCGCATCATTCTGGCGGCCGCGTGCTGGCACCCAAGATGGCCAAGCGGGGCCTGCCATCACTGCACACATCTTATCTTGATGCCGCTGCCTCGAAAGCATGGATTGTAGCGGCTCGCACCAGACTGGAGGCAACGCAGCAGGCGCGCGCGACTTTCCAGTGCCTGCTCGCGGTGATGGACGAGATCGAGGCTCGAAAGTGAAGGCCTTGCCCCCCGATCTGCAAGCCCATCTGGACAGCGCAGCAACCACGCTGGCCTGGTGCTGGCGTATCACGCGGGCTGACGGTGTTGTGCTCGGCTTCACCGATCATGATCGCCACCTGACCTTCGATGGAACCAGTTTCGAGCCCGAAAGCGGGCTTGTGGCCTCTGAGCTCCGCTCGGGCTCAGACCTCTCGGTCGATGCCCAAGACGCCGAGGGCGTGCTGACTTCCGACCGGATCACCGAGACCGACATCGCCGATGGCCGCTGGGACAATGCCGCAGTCGAGGTCTGGCGGGTGAACTGGGCCGACACCGGCCAGCGCGCACTTCTGCGCCGCGGGGCGATCGGCCAGATCAGGCGTGGTCGCTTGGCCTTTGTCGCCGAGGTGCGCAGCATGGCTCATGTGCTGGGACAGACCATCGGGCGCAGTTTCCAGGGCACATGCGACGCAGCATTGGGGGATGCGCGCTGCGGGATTGATCTGGAGAGCCCCGCATTCAAGGGCACAGGCCTCGTGACAGAGCTGCTGCGCGACCGCGCGTTTCTCGCCTCGGGCATTTTCAGCTTTGCGGATGGGTGGTTTTCCGGAGGGACGGTTCAATGGTCCTCGGGCGCCAATGACGGACGGCAGGCTGAGGTCCTGATCCATACGGTCGCAGGCGGCATCGTGACCGTGACGCTGCTCGAAGCCCCGGTGCGGCCGATCGCTGTCAGCGATACCTTCGTGATCCGCGCTGGCTGTGACAAGCGCGCCGAGACCTGCCAAGCCAAATTCGCCAATATGGTGAACTTTCGCGGCTTTCCCGACATCCCCGGCCAGGACGCCGTGATCCGCTATGCCACCAAGGACGGTCGGCACCAGGGCAATGTGCTATGAGCAAAGCAAAACAACGCCGCGCGCCGCACCCGGCCGATCCGGACGTGGTGGTGGCGGCCGCGCGCGCATGGCTCGGCACGCCCTATCACGATCAGGCCAGCGTGAAGGGCGTTGGGTGCGACTGCCTTGGCCTTGCACGCGGTGTCTGGCGCGAAGTGGTGGGCGTGGAACCTGTGCCGGTGCCGCCCTACAGCCGCGACTGGGGCGAGACGGGGCAGCGCGAGGTCCTCTTTGAAGGCGCCGCGCAAGCCATGATCCGGATCCCGGTCGAGAGCGCAAGTCCCGGCGACATGGTTCTTTTCCGCATGCTGCGCGGCGCGATCGTAAAACATGTCGGGATCCTCACCGAGTCTGACCGCTTTTTGCACTCCTACGACCGCCTCGGTGTGATCGAGGAACCCCTGACCGATGCCTGGCGGCGGCGCATCGCCTTTGCCTTCCGTTTTCCGCGCAGCAAGCGCACCCGCAGAAAGAGACCCTGACGCATGGCAACACTTGTTCTTGGCGCCGTCGGCACCGCCATCGGCGGCTCGCTGATCTCTAGCACCGTTCTTGGCTTTACCGGTGCGGCCATCGGCGGGTTTGTCGGCTCCACCATCGGATCTGTCGTGGACAGCTGGATCGTCTCATCGCTCACACCCGGCCAGCGGATCGAAGGCGCACGGCTCGACAGCCTGCGCATCACCTCCTCCACCGAGGGTGCAATCCTGCCCCGCGTCTACGGGCGCATGCGCATGGGCGGAAACCTAATCTGGGCCACGGATTTTCGGGAGGAGACGCGCACGACCCGCCAGGGCGGTGGCAAAGGCGGTGGTCCAAGTGTTACCACCACCGAATACCTCTACTACGCCAGCTTCGCGGTGGCGATCTGCGAGGGCCCAATCAGCGGAATCGGCCGCATCTGGGCCGATGGCAAGCCTATGGATATGGAGGGCGTGGTCTGGCGCTGGTACCGGGGCGACGAGGGCCAGTTGCCTGACACCTTCATCGCGGCCAAGATGGGTGCGGACGCAACGCCCGCCTATCGCGGCACCGCCTACGTCGTGTTCGAGGAGCTCGCACTCGAGAAGTTCGGCAACCGCCTGCCGCAGCTGACCTTCGAGGTGTTCCGCCCGCTCGCCGACCCTGACACCGCCGAGGGTATGACCAAGGCGGTGACCATCAACCCGGCTTCCGGTGAGTTTAGCTACGCCACCCAGATCGTGCGCAAAACCGAAGGCGGGACCACCACAGCGGAGAACGCCAACGCGCTGGCCAACACGGCCGACTTTGTGGTCGCCATGGATCGGCTGCAAGCGCAGGCGCCCGAAGTGGAGAGCGCCTCTCTTGTCGTCGCGTGGTTCGGGGACGACCTGCGCGCGGGGAACTGCAAGGTTCGACCGGGCGTCGAGGTGGCCAGCAAGAGCACGACGCCCGCCTGGTCGGTCAACGGCGTGGCCCGCGCGAGCGCCTACCTTGTGAGCCAAGACAGCGACAACCGCCCCGTCTACGGTGGGACGCCGAGCGACCTTTCGGTGGTGCAGTCCATACAGGAGGTGAAGGATCGCGGGCTGCGCGTGACTTTCTATCCCTTTATGCTGATGGACGTACCCTCGGACAACACCCTGCCAAACCCCTACAGCGACAACGCCGCCAGCGCTGGGCAACCGGCGTTTCCATGGCGCGGTCGGATCACATGCAGCCCGGCGGCGGGTTTCGCAGGCACGGTCGACAAGACCGCAACGGCAGCGGCGCAGGTCGCGGCACTCTTCGGCGCGGCCACGCCCGCCAACTTCGCGGTCTCGGGCACGACTGTCAGCTTTACCGGCCCTGCCAGCGAATGGAGCGTGCGACGGATGATCCTGCACTACGCCCACCTCTGCAAAGCCGCCGGTGGTGTCGACGCCTTCATCATAGGCTCGGAGATGCGCAGGCTGACGCAGGTACGGTCGGCGGCCGGGACATACCCGAGCGTCCAGCAGCTGCGCGATCTGGCGGCCGACGTGCGCGCGATATTGGGCCCAGGCACCAAGATCAGCTATGCGTCCGACTGGTCAGAGTATTTCGGCCACCACCCAGACGATGGGAGCGGCGACGTTTACTTCCATCTTGATCCGCTCTGGGCGGACCAGAACATCGACTTCATCGGCATCGACAATTACATGCCGTTGTCCGACTGGCGCGACGGCTACGAGCACCTAGACGCCCAGAACTGGCCGGTGATCTACGACCGCGCCTACCTGCAATCCAACATCGAGGGCGGCGAAGGCTTCGAGTGGTTCTACGCCAGCACGGCGGACCGCGCCGCGCAGAACCGCACGCCAATCACCGATGGCTCCGCTGGCAAGCCATGGGTCTTTCGCAACAAGGACCTGCGCAGCTGGTGGACCAATCCGCATTTCAACCGGCCCGGCGGCGTCGAGAGCGCCACGCCCACCGCTTGGGTGCCGCAATCCAAACCCTTCTGGTTCACCGAGTTCGGATGCCCCGCCGTTGATCGCGGCACAAACCAGCCCAACGTGTTCTATGACCCCAAATCCTCCGAAAGCGCCGTGCCGCATTCCTCACGCGGCTGGCGCGACGACGCGATCCAGCGCGCCTATCTCGAAGCGACGCTCGACCATTGGGGCAAGCCTGCGAACAACCCGGTCTCGAGCGTCTATGGCGCTCCGATGGTGCATGTGCCGGAATGTGCTGCATGGACGTGGGACGCCCGCCCTTATCCCTTCTTTCCCGAGCTGGCGGATGTCTGGACGGACGGGGCCAACTGGCGGCTGGGCCACTGGCTGACCGGGCGGCTGGGATCGGTGTCGCTGGCCGCACTTGTCCGCACGCTCTGCCTGCGCGCCGGTCTGCCCGAAGAGCGGATCGACGTCAGCGGGCTTTGGGGCGCGGTCGAGGGCTATGTGATCACCGCTCTGGAAGCGCCCCGCACCTCGCTGACTACGCTGGCGCGGCATTTCGGTTTTGATGCCATCGAAAGCGAGGGCATGATCCGCTTTCTGATGCGCGGCCGCGCGCCGGTCGCGACGATCTCGCCCGAGGACATGGTCGCCGCGCAAAACGGCAACGGCGAGGTGATCGAGCTTACCCGCGGGCAGGAGACGGAGCTGCCGCAGGCTCTCAAATGGCAGATGGCGCGCTCTGATGAGGACTATGACTCAGCTGTGGTTGAGGCGCGCAGGATCACCGTGGAGGCGTCCCGCGTAAGCGCGGAGGCATTCCCGATCGCTTTGCCACCGGAAGAGGCGGAACGGCGCTGCCGACGTGCGCTGATGGAGGCTTGGGTGGGACGGGAAAGCGCAGCCTTCCGCCTGCCGCCCTCGCGGCTGGCCATCGATCCCGGCGACGTGCTGCGGCTGGATCACGACGACCGCCTGATCGACCTGCGCGTGATCTCCGTGGCCGACAGCGACGCGCGGTCGATGGACACGCTGTTTCAGGACCGCATGGTCTATGATCTGCCACCCGGCCAGCCGCGCGCGACCTCGCTTGCCCAGCCCGTTGTCTTTGGCGGAACGGAGGTGGTGTTTCTCGATGTGCCGCAGCTTACCGAAGCGGAGACGGACCACCAGCCGCTGATCGCGGGTTTCGCCCGCCCTTGGCCGGGAAACGTCGCCGTGTGGCGCAGCTATTCAGACGAAGGATTTGAGCTCTTTCAAACATTCGGCACGCAGGCGCGCCTTGGCACTCTCGCCGCGGACCTTGCAGCTGGGCCGACCTCGCGCTTTGACATGGCCAACGCGCTGGTGGTCGATCTGCGCAGCGGCACGCTCGAGAACGTCACGGACCTTGCGCTCTTTGGTGGCGCCAACGCCCTCGCGGTAGAAAGCGCGCCCGGCGTCTGGGAGGTCGTGCAAGCCAGCCGCGCGGAGCTGGTGGCAAAAGGCCGCTATCGCCTCACCCGCCTCCTGCGCGGTCAACGTGGTACCGAGCAGGCGGTCGCGGCAAATGTAGCGGCAGGGGCGCGTTTTGTCGTGCTGGACGCCGCGCTGGCGCGCATGCCGCTCGCTCTGGCCGATCTCGGCTTGCCGTGGAAATGGCGCATCGGCCCGGCCTCGCTGCCCTTCACTGACGACAGCTACGTCGGCGCCTCCTTCACGCCCACAGGCGCGGGGCTGCGTCCCTTCTCGGTCGGCCATGTCGAGCAGCCGTCGCGGCGCGGGCGCATCCCGGGCGATCTGACGATCCGCTGGACGCGGCGCGACCGCGCTTTGCTCAGCGACAGCTGGGCAGTGGTCGAGGTGCCTATGTCCGAGTCAAGCGAGGCCTATGAGATCGACATCCTCGACGGCGCAACTGTTAAGAGAACCTTTACAGTTGCCACCCCAAGCGCGCTCTACACCGCCGCAGAGCAGGTGGCAGACTGGGGAGCCACGCTCGGACCCGGCGACACCCTCGATATCCGCATCGCACAGCTCTCCGCGCTCGTCGGGCGCGGCGCCACCCGGACAATAACCCTGACTTTCTGAAGGACACCCCATGGCCGATACCACCACCAACCTCGCGCTGCCATTCATCCTGGCGGCGCAGGCCCAGAAGCATGTCACCCACAACGAGGCCCTGCGCCTGCTCGATGGCCTGATCCAGATGTCCGTGCTCAACCGCAACCTCGCAGCGCCGCCCGCCGCTCCGATCGAGGGCGCGCGTTACATCGTGGCCAGTGGTGCGAGCGGCGCGTGGTCGGGCTGGACCGGGGACATTGCGCTCTGGTCCGACGGCGCATGGCTGCGCCTGCCAGCCCGCACCGGCTGGGTGGTCTGGGTGCAGGATGAGGCCCGCGTGGTCGTGCGGATCGGTGCAGCCTGGACGCCGCTGGACGCAGCCATGGGATTGCTGGCGCAGGCGGGCAGTGTCGAGGTCGCCAAGGGCGCGTTGGGCAGCACCACGGGCATGGCGGTCCTCGAGCAGACCCTCTCTGGCCTCTCAGGGGCCACCGTCACCTCCACCATCGAAATCCCCAACCGCGCCATCGTTCTCGGCGTCTCGACCCGGACCACCACAACGATTACCGGCGCGACCTCCTACGATTGCGGGATCGCGGGCGAGGCCGACAAGTTTGGCGGGGCGCTCGGCGTGGCCGCCGGTAGTACCAACACCGGCGTGATTGGCCCGCAGGCGTTCTATGCAGACACGCCAATCCTGCTCACCGCCCAAGGCGGCAGTTTCACCGGCGGTGCCGTGCGCATCGCCATCCACTATCTGACGCTGGGAGGGCCCAACTGATGCGTGGGAAAATCAAAATTTACGAGAAAAAAGAAGGAGTAGGCGATGATGCCAAATTGGGAAACGATACAGGCGGTCTGGCCACTGCTCCTGGGCTTGGCCGGTCTTTGGGCACGCATTGAAGTGGCTCTGTCCAAGGCGTCAGCACAGAGCAAGCTTAACGAGCGCGAGATCACAAAGCTGGAAGTGAAGGTCGAGGCGCAGGGGGAATCAGCCAACCAGCAAGCCATTCAGCTGGGCCGCATCGAGGGAAGCCTGCTTGGCATCGGCAAAACCCTCGACCGTCTCGACCGAAAGTTCCCAGACCGCTGATCTGTGCGTCTGAGCACGATCAAAACTCGATCAAGAAATTCACCACCCGCCCTCGCAGGCGGTTTTTTTTATGTCCGAAAGGAGCACACCATGTCCTACAACCCAGCAATCCTCGAGGCGGCAGGCGGCCATCTCGGAACCGACGAGTGGCCAGGAGCGCGGCACAATCCCGCAATCCAGTCGATGTTCGCCGCATCAGGGCACAACCCGAACGAACCAGACGAGACACCTTGGTGCGCAGCCTTCGTCGGCGCGGTGCTGGCCGAGCTTGGCCTTCCCCACACCGGACGTTTGAACGCGCGGTCCTATCTCGACTGGGGTGTCCCGGTTTCGATCCGTGACGTGAAGCCAGGCGACATCTGCGTTCTTTGGCGCGGGAGTCCGGACGGCTGGCAAGGCCATGTCGCCTTCGTGGTTCGCTTTGATCGGGATCAGGTAATCCTGCGTGGCGGGAACCAGGGCAACAGTGTGTCAGACGCTCCCTATTCCCTCTCGCGCGTTCTTGGCTGGCGTCGGGCTGTTGCCATGGATGAAACTCAGCGTCCGATTTTGCGCGAGGGCGCGCGCGGAGCCTTTGTCGTCGACCTTCAGGACCAGCTGCAGCGGCTGGGCTACTTCGCTGGGCGTCTCGACGGTAATTTCGGCCCGCTGACCCGAGCAGCTGTTCTTGCGTTCCAAGCTGATGGCAAGCTCGACGTGGACGGCATCGTCGGTGGTGCCACCTGGGGTGCGCTGACTGATGCACCGCCGCGCGTGGATCGTGATGTTGACGCATCCAGCCTACGCGACGCGGGAAGCCGCACCATCCGTGGCGCTGACCATGCCCAGGCAGGGACTGCGGCCACTGTAGTGCTTGGCGCGGGCACCGCGATGGTGGAGCGGGCTGAGGATGCGGTCTCCGCCATCGAGCAGGCGCAGGGTCTGGCGGACCGTGTCGCTGCTGTTCTTGGTGCCGCGTGGCCCGCGTTGGCCATCCTCCTGGTTGGGCTGGTTGTTATGGCGGTCCTTTCACGGATCAAGGCCGCGCGCATCGAAGATGCCCGCACCGGACGGAATCTGGCGCGCTGACATGTTGGGGATAGCAGAAAGGATGCTGAACTCACCATTCGGGCGCGGCGTGCTGTTCGCGCTCGGCCTGATAGTCACCGCTGGTCTGCTGCTGCAGCGCGCTTTGCGCGGGGCTCGTCGTGCTGGGCGGGCAGAGCGTGCGGGTGAAATCGCAGAGGAGCGGGTGCGTGCCGCGCAAGAAACGCGCAGGAGGATTGAAAATGCGGACATTTCTAATGGTGATGCTGTCGATGATGGTGAGTGGTTGTTTCGGCGCGGGCAACGACCTGATTGACGATGCGACTCTGTGCGATCGGACTGCTGCAGCAACCACCATCCATTCGGCCGCACTCGCTGAGGATGGCCAGCCACGGTCACGTTCTACCGGTCGCACACTGATCGCCCAGTTGGATGCGGGCTGTGGGCGGCGCACTTGGCAGCAGCACTGGTAGGAGGGAGGCAATGGCACAAACACCCTTGCCCTTGGTTAAGCAGTCCGCAGACGGCCAGAGCTTCACCATCACCATGAGCCTATGGTCTGGCACCTATCGGCTCGATGCTTTGCCACGCCAGCTGAATTTCTATCGCAATCTGCGTGACAGAAAGAAAGGCGCTTACGCCAAACACTATGAGCTGACGGTGCGCGCATTGGAGGCATTCGCTCGCCAAATGAAAGAGTGAATATTTTGCTGCTGAAATGTGAAAAGCGCCCCGGCTTCGGCTGGGGCGCTTTTGTCGTTTGGCGGCCCTGCTTTCAGTAGCAGGTTTCGCCAGCGTGTATTTGTGCCAGTCGTTCGGGGCCCATCTGGCGCGCCATCGCGGCGATCTCGTCAAAAAACTCCGGAGGCATTCCATTCAGCGTGGAGCCGATTGCAAAAGCCAGCGTCTCCATGTGCAGGGCGTCCAGTTCGGGCGAGCGCTTGGCAAGCGCTTTTTGGTAGATGGTCATCGTCGATGCATCCTCCATGGTCAGTCGAGCCAAAACTGTGTGGCGGTAATTGCGTGCAGGCGGAAGGTGTCCTCTGCGTGGCCTTCCTCGAAAGCCCAATACTCGTGGCTGGTGTGGCCCTCGCCAAAGCGACAGGCAGAAAGCGTCGTGCCGGTGAAGCGCGTCCGGAAGTAGGTGCGGCCGTCGGTTCCGGTGATTGCGTCGGGCATTTCGCTGGCAGGCGTGTGGATCTGCGTGGTCATGGTCTTGTCTCCGGGTCTGCTGCGTCGCGGGCTGCGTCGCTCTGTGTAATCACATTCGCTCTTTGGGCGCTTGTAGTGTAGAGAAATCGCAGCAATATCATTGCTTTATAAGCGCGGCGCGGTGCTTGGCCTTTCCGCGCCTTTCCGCGCCTCGGAGCCTCCGCACAGCGTGACGCACAGTGCTGGGCATGAACATGCCCCTTCAATATTTGAGCGTCTGCAGCGGCATCGAGGCCGCCAGCGTCGCATGGGAGCCGCTCGGCTGGCACCCCGTCGCTTTCAGCGAGATCGAGCCGTTCCCATCGGCGGTTCTCGCCCATCATTACCCAAGCGTCCCGAACTGGGGCGACATGACCCGTTTAAAGGAATGGCCGGATGCAGCTGTCGATCTTCTCGTTGGTGGAACCCCCTGCCAGTCCTTCAGCGTCGCCGGGCTCCGAAAAGGACTGGACGATCCGCGCGGCAACCTGGCCCTCGTCTATCTGGGACTGGTTGACCGCTACCGGCCCAAGTGGGTGGTTTGGGAGAACGTCCCCGGCGTCCTGTCATCGAGCGGCGGACGGGACCTTGGTGCCTTCCTCGGGGGCTTGGGCGAACTCGGGTATGGGTGGGCCTACCGAGTGCTGGACGCTCAGTACATCCGAACACGCCGCTTTTCCGGTGCCGTTCCCCAGCGGCGACGCCGTGTGTTCGTTGTCGGATATCTTGGAGACTGGCGACCTCCCGCAGCGGTACTTTTTGAGCCCGAAAGCCTGCGCGGGCATCCTCCGCCGCGCCGCGAACAGGGGCAAGGATTTGCCCACGATGTTGCAGGGAGCCTTGTCAGCAGTGGTCGCGGAGTCGCAAACTGTGGCGAAACCAGAGGACAAGACCCTGTCGTCGGATTGATCCGGCAGGGTTTCGGAGGCGGCAACACCTCGGGACCAATCGACGTCGCCGCCTGCCTGACCGCCAAAGGGCAGCGCATCGATTTCGAGGTCGAAACATTTGTGGCGCATACACTGCGAGGTGAGGGCTATGACGCGAGCGAGGACGGAACTGGCCGCCAGAATCTTGTTCCAATCGCATTCGACTGCAAAGGAAGCCAAGCGCAGGTGGACGTTTCCGGGGCCACGCCGACTCTCCGCGCCATGGGCAGCGCCGGATCGCTTGCCAATGCCGGTGGCCAGTTGGCTGTCGCGTTCGACCTTCGAGGCCGGGAAGGCGGCGCGATGCCGGAGGGACCGCACGACACCGCAAACATTCGCGCTGCCTCTGGTGGGTCGAGCCGGTCTTACATTGCCACGCGCTGGGCAGTGCGTCGACTGACGCCCCGCGAATGTGAACGGCTTCAGGGTTTTCCCGACGACTACACGCTTATTCCATACCGGCATGGCAAGCCCGCTGCCGATGGCCCGCGCTACAAGGCGCTGGGCAACAGCATGGCGGTGAACGCCATGGAGTGGATCGGCCAACGCATCGATTTCGTTCGCAGCCTTCTCTGAACGCTCTTTCCTTTCTTCCGCCCAGGCCCTCGGCATTTCGCCGGGGGTTTTTCTGTTTGAAATCAACGCCTCGCTGTTTTGCGTTCGTGGTCAGGGCAAAACATTGAGTCATGCTTGAGTCAAACCAAAACGACTAAAGCCCGACTGATTAGGGCGGGCTTTAAGCGTTTATATTAGCGTAGTTTTTTGGTTGCGGGAGTAGGATTTGAACCTACGACCTTCAGGTTATTAACCTGAATTTGGCAACTTATGAAAACCGCGCTAAAACAGTGATTTAGGCCGCAATCCTTTGAAATCGCGCGCTTTCCTTACCCTCATTAAGCCGCACTCGACCGCACCCGAGCGCACCAAACCGTGCTCAAACGGTGAACGTCGGTTGAGTCAGGCTTGAGTCAAACTGCGAGCGGCGGGCCCGATGGCGGTTCCGCGCCTTTCCGCGCCTCGGCGCCGCGCGCTTCCCGTCGGCATGTTAGTCCTGTTCAAACTTCAGGAGGCAACATGTCCAACCCCATCATCAAATACTTTGACTACGACCACCTTCCCGAGCCTCTGCAGGCGGTTTCCAAGTCCTTCGGAGAATTGGCCACGCAGATGAACGAGGCGCTGCCAGATGGACCGGAGAAAAGCGCCGGGCTTCGGAAGCTGCTCGAGGCGAAGGACTGCATGGTCCGGGCGGCGCTTCAGTAATGGAGATAGATGACCGCTGGAAGATCGGCTTCAACGTGCCGTGGAATGCAGGCTGGTCCGCCGAGGACCGCTACGAAATTCGCAACTGTAGGTGGGCCAGCGGTATGCCTGCAATTTGGTCGCCGCATAAGCCGGGCGAAGGCCACCCGATCTTCGCTAAGCCGCACATGGTCAGGCAACGCCGAAGTATCGTCGAGTATCGCTGCACGGTGTGTGGGGAAAAGACCGATTGGACGGATCGCTGGTGGTTCCGGCTGGGATCGTCCGATTTGCCGGGCTGGGCGTTCGTAACGACCGAGAGCCCAGTCCACCGCGCCTGTGCCGATCTGGCAATGAAGGTCTGTCCACACTTGCGCTTGCTTAACGATGGACCGGTGCCTTTTGACCCGCCCGACGCTGTGCTGAAGGCCATCGTTGGCGGCGCGGCGACAGAACGGGACTTCGGCGTGGAGATCGGATCGCGCAAAGTAACCGGCCATCTGAAATTTGCATGGCGGCGTGTTCCCACAAGCTTTCGGATGGAGTGGAGCGCATGACCTGCCCTCCCTGCAACAACGACTGCCGCCAAGGACGTGACTGCCCCGCGCGAGTACGGCGAGAGCTTCGTTTCCCGCCCAGATGGTGGATCGCGCTGGGCGCAATCGTCGGCCTCCTGTTCTGGATCGATCTATTCTTGGTTCTTTGACTTGACCCGTGGCGGCTTCAATGGCGTCACGGGACGTGTCTCAAATGGTGCGAAAATGAGCAGCAGACAGCGATTGAAAGAAAAACTGGTCAAGGAGGCGGAGCCACGCGCGCGCCCCTACCAGCTGTTTGACGACGAGGTGCTGGGCTTCTCGGCGGTGATCCAGCGGACGGGAAGCCGCGGCTTCTACCTCGATTACACTATCAAGGGGCGGCAGCGCCGCATGGCCATCGGGCGCTGGCCGGAATGGAGCGTCGTGGCCGCGCGCGACCGCGCCAAGCAGCTGCGCCGCGATATCGACGATGGCCACGACCCATTAGCAGAGCGCGAGGAAATCCGCGCAGCGCCACGGATCCCGGACCTGATCGACCGATACCTCCGCGAGCACGCCGCGCACCTCGAGCCGCGCAACGCGTCCGACCAAGCGTCGATGCTTCGGAAGCTGGTCGAGCCTCACTGGAAACATCGCCTCGTCTCGGAAATCGAGGCGTCTGACGTCGAGCGCATTCTCGGCATGATCGCCGAAGGGCGGGCGCGCCCGTCGAAGGACAAGGGCACGAGTCGACGCAAGAAGCTGGCACCCGCAAAGCCGACACCGATCAGGGCGAACCGAGCGGGCGAGGTCCTGCGCAAGATGTTCAACCTCGCTGTGGCGTGGAAGATGCGCGCCGACAATCCCGCAGAGGGCTTCAGGCGACGCTTGGAGACAGAGCGGGAGCGGTTCCTGTCGATCAAGGAAATCACACGGCTTGGCGACGCGCTGCAGGCGGCGGATGACCAGCGCGCCGCCGCAATAGTGCGAATGTGCATGCTGACGGGCGCGCGCCTGGGCGAGGTCCGGACGGCGCGGTTCGAGCAGTTCAACCTCGACCTGGGGACTTGGTCCAAGCCCGCAGCCAACACCAAGCAGCGCCGGGTGCACCGTGTGCCTATCTCTGCCGAGACAGCCGGGCTTGTGCGCCTGCGCCGTGTGGCGGTGCCGAAGGGATGCGAATGGTTGTTTCCCGGCGACGCGCTGGGCGCGGACGGGATGCCAAAGGACCAGCCGGTGCAAGATATCAGGCGTTTCTGGACCGCGATCCAGACGGCCGCGCAGTTGCCCGAGGTCAGGATCCACGATCTGCGCCACACCTTCGCCTCTCTGCTAGTCAGCGGCGGTGCTTCGCTCGAGATGATCGGGAAGCTGCTGGGGCACACGCAGATGCGGACAACGCAGCGCTATGCGCACCTTCTCGACAGCCCGCTTCGGGCGGGAGTGGACGCTGTGGCCGACATCATGAAAGCACGTCCGCGCGTGGTTCGAGGCGGCGAGTGATCGCCGCCTCGGTGCTTGGCTCATGGCGTCATGATCAGCAAAAGCCAGAGTATGGCGAACAGCGCCGCTGCGCCCAGCAAGTCTTCGAGGAATTCCCGCATCTTCATTCCTCCTGCCGTAGGCGGTTCCAGAGCGGCGAGAGTTTTTTGCGGATCACGCTGTCGCTTGGGCTGCTCTTTCCGTCGGATTGGTCCAAGAACCAGTTCGACATAGCCTCGGTAAATTGCTTTAAGGTCGGCGGAACGCCATGCTCGTGGACGTAGATAGCAACCCCGCGCCAGAACTCGTCCCAATTGTACTTTGTCTCTGGTCCCTTTCCGGCGTGCGGCCTTCCGAAGATTTCATTCTCGGTCTCAAAGCGATGGAACTCGTCCGCGAGGATCAGCAAGTCGTCCATCGAGACGATCACCCCCTCCGCAGGCTCGGTGATCACCATCCACTCGTCCTTTCCCTGCGCGCGTACCCTGCGCACCGGCATTTCCCTCGGCCCGGTCCCGGACCTCCGGAACATCGGCAATATATCGGCGACCGATATGGACACCAGCCCCGCAGCGGGTTCCCCCCCGCAATCCACCGGTGCTATTCCGGTGACAATCTCCAGCAGCCCCTGGTGGGCCCACCCTGCGATGTCCGCAGGCGCGTATCCCCACCGAGCAGCGGCCTCGGCCATCGTAAAGAAGACCCTTGGCAGCACACCCATGCTCGTACCTCCATTTCAGTTTCTCAAAGCGGTGCCCGCCCGCGCCCAAGAGGCGCGGAAAGGTTCTTCAATTCAGTAGTTTGGAGTTACGTGGCGGATTTGCCCGTCAGGACCTGTCGCGGACCGCAATAAGAAGCGAGTCGATCACTTCCCTCCGATCGGCGAGCAGGACGCTCAGGTCGCGCCACACCCCATCGGGAACCTTGTTGTCGGCAATCCACTTTCGGACTGAACGGTCAGAGACCTTCAATTCCCGAGAAATGTCCGCCTGCCAACGAGGCCCGAAAAGTGCTTCGCCTATCGCAGCGAGCAGCGTCCTATCATCCATAAGTGTGCTTTCGTGTGTGAGTTTTTCATTCAGCGGTTCTCCTGCCATCCGGGCAGGGGCGTCTCCCCTTGCCAACACGTTGACCATTTCCTCGAAAACCGAATTGCATCAAGTGGTTAATCGCATTCCGCGTCAACTATTTTTGATCTGCGGCGAGTGCGTTTCTTTTCCCACGCCTTTCCGCGCCTCGGTGCCTCCGCCCTTTATCGCTTTGGATGCACTCCAATCGCCGCCCGCACGTGGCAGCGCAACGGAGGAAGACGAATGGCGGAAACGGAATACCCTCCCCCAGAAGCGGCAAAGCCGGGGCTTTTGGAAGACTGGATGGGCAGGGGAGAGCTCGCGGAAGAGCTTGGACTGTCGGTTGACACCTTGGCGCGCTGGGAAACGCGACGCATCGGCCCAACCTGCGTCCGGATCGGGAGGAAGGTGTTCTATCGTCGCGGCGCGGTCCATGAATGGCTGCGCGAGCAAGAGCGGCCGCGTGTCGGATCGGGTCCCCGCAAATGAGCGCCCAAGTGATTCGCTTTCCGAGCATGAGCGTCGCCGAGGCGCGGTATATCATCGCCAACCCGGACATTCACTGCGACGCATCGGTGCTCGATGCCTGTGAGTTTCTGCAGACCTATGGCGACTGGATGGACCACGAGCGCGCGAAAGCGCTGCACGCCGCCATCGTTCGTGACGCTGTCGCGGAGATCAACCGCAAGGGGCGCATCCGG